TGATTATACAACAAGTAACCAAGCAAGAATGGTTTTTACCACAGATAATTCTGGTGGTTATGTACCTGTTTTAAGTCTTGAGGCAAATAGGGACACTTTAATGTATGGCAACGTAGGAATTGGGACTACTGCTCCTGCTGAATTGCTTAATGTAAATAAAGAAAATGCAGAAAGTGTTGTTTTAATATCAAGAGGGGGAAATAACGTGAGTACTTCAACTGATATAGGTAAAATTAAATTTTCCGCAGATTATAATGGTAGTATAGTAGAATACGGAAATATAAAAACATATTCAAATAGTCTTTCGGCTGTCAGAGGTTCTATGGATTTTAATGTAAAATCTACTGCTGGAAATATAATAACTGGAATGACTGTTTATGGAACAAGTTCAGGTGTTAATGTTGGAATTGGGACTGATTCTCCTACAAGACAACTTCAAATAAATAATAGTGCTGCAGCAGCAACTTCATTACGATTAACAAATGGAGCAGCAAGTATTTCTACTGGTGGAGACTTTGGTTTATCATCAGGAGGTGACTTAGCAGTTTGGCATAATGATAATTTAGGTATTCTATTTGGCACAAATAATACAGAAAGAATGCGCATTGACAATGCAGGCAACGTAGGTATTGGGACTACTAACCCAGGTCATAAACTTGCTGTTAATGGTACTTTTAAATATGGTTCTGCATTAGAACAAGCAGGAGCAGTATCTGGTAGTGAACCAGAAAATGCACCAGATTTTACACCAGATGCGTACTTAGATATTAAAGTTGACGGAACAGATTATTTAATACCTTTATTTACAAAACAAACCTAATGATAATGCAAAAAGCAACACCTGAGCTTATAGCTGAAATAAAAAAGTCAGGTAAAAAAATAATTAAAATGAGTCTTGAAGATTTTCAATTATCTTTAGGCAGAATATCAACATCAAAACCAAAAACAATAAATAAATAAATTATGGCAACAACATATGATTGGAATTGCAGAACAGTAGACTGTTACCCTACTGACGGAGAATACACAGATGTTGTGTATAACGTGCATTGGATAGTAACAGGAACATCTGATACTTTAGACCCAGAGGGTAACGCTTATACAGCAACAAGTATTGGCACAGAGACAATAAGCACTAGTGATCTTTCTGGGTTTACACCTTTTGCTGATCTTACAAACGCTGATGTAGTCGCTTGGACTAAAGCAGCTATGGGAGCAGAGCAAGTAACTCAATTGGAAACAAATCTTGATAGTCAAATAGCTTTAGAGATTACACCTGTTTCAGTAACACTTACTATTGGTGAGCCTGTACCACCCGCTGAAGGAGAATAAGTAAATAGTTTGTATATTTACGCCCTTGTTTAATTAATAAAATAAAATTCAATGTCGCAAGATAGTAAAATCACACAAGAAGAGTTAGCTAAGGTTACAGAACTTAACTCTAAGATGGTTCAGATTCAAGGAGAAATTGGAGCTGGAGAACTTCGTAAAGCCGATTTAGTAGCAATGTTTGCTAAAGAATCTGAGCAAATGGAAGTTATTAAAAAAGAACTAGAAGAAACATACGGGAAAGTCAATATTGACCTAAAAGATGGTTCGTATGAGTTGATTCCCGAAGAAGAGAAAGAGTAAATTATTTATAATTCATAGCATGGCAAAGATTAGCACGTATAACATAACAGTTCCAACAGCCAACGATGTAATCATAGGCACAGACGTTGAGAACACCAACATAACTAAGAACTTTACGGCTCTTAGTGTCGCTAATCTTTCTGCCGCTTATACTCTTCAAAATGTTTTAACACAAGGGAGTGTTGCAACGTCCAACATGACCTTAACTGGTAATCTTTCGATTACTGGGAACACCACGCTAACAGGGCCCGTTGTTGTTGCAGGTACATTGCGTGTTAACAGCGCGGGCACTCAGCCTGCTGATGGGACTGCCGTTGATCCCTCGGCTCAACCTACGATACCTATTGTAGGTAGTGGTAAGAGTTCGACTAGATACTTATCAGAGCCCGACGCGTGGCTTAAGGTAAATATTGGAGGAACTGAATATGTATTTGCTGGTTATATCCCAGGATAAAATATACTTTAATGGACATTAGAAAATTATCCGTTGGCGCGGACTACAAGTCGGGCGCAATGCATTACATCGTTTCACAAGACATCCTTGGGGGGTCTCATAAAATCCACCTTATTCAACAAGATAAGTCTAGTGGAGACATAAAAATTTGGGTAGAAAGCAATGATGAAGTTATTCTTTGGAAACAATTCAATGCGAATATGCCTTTTTCTATAGAGTATAACATTAATTTTTAAGTAGGCATGTCGCAAGATTTTGATAATTGGGTAGAAGAGTTAGAGGAAAAAGAAGTTTCTGAATCGTGTAGTATTGATGACCCTGAATGTGAAAATTGTGGTTCATGAAGTCTCCACATTCTTTTATTATAAAACCAGTAAAAGGAAGGCGCTATGACAATATTAAGAAAATTGGTGATGTGGATTTCATCACGAGCTCTTCAAAAGAAGACCATAAAGTATCTAATAGATTTGCTGAAGTAATAGAAGTTCCTATTGGTTATAAAGGGGACATTAAGAGTGGTGATGTTCTTTTGGTTCATCATAATGTTTTTAAGTATTACAACGATATGCGGGGCCGAGAAAGGAGTAGTCATAACTTCTGGAAGGACGACATATTCTTTGTCGATTTTAATCAGTTTTTTCTATATCACAATGGTGTCGGATGGAATACCACGGGCAAGTATTGCTTTATAAAACCCTCAGAGACTAAAGACTACTATTTAAATAAGTTTACTGAGGAGGAGCCTCTTGTCGGGACGATACGTTATATTACCAGAAAGCTACAAAATATAGGGCTAAAAGAGGGTGACGAGATAGCCTACACGCCTGATAGTGAATATGAATTTACCGTAGAAGGAGAAAAGCTTTATCGAGTAAATAGTGAAAACATTTGTATATTGCTTTGATGGACATTAATAAAATTAAATTACAGATAATAAAAGCTGGAGAAAAAGCCGTTACTCAGCTAGTTAAGGTTGCTCAAGAAGACATCATCAAGTATGACAAAGATGATGAGCTTGCGCCAGACAGGCTAAAGAATGCCGCGGCAACAAAGAAGCTTGCTATCTTCGATGCCTTTGAGATACTCTCTCGTATTGATGCCGAGCGCCAAGCGTTGGAAGCTCCAGTAAAACAGAATGAATCTAAAGGCGGTTTTGCAGAGAGAAGGGCAAAATAATATATACCAGATTGCGCGAGATGTAATCCCAGGCTCTGTTTTTTCTAGAAAGAACAAGGCCAAGTCTTGGGTCTATGGATATGACGAGAAGTACGATATTGTTGTCATCTCTAGAGACGGTACAATAGGAGAAATCTATAACATAGGAGGTCTATATGTAGCCTTACCATCTCAACCTAAAAAAATATATTCTAGGAGTAAAAAAGTAGCCGATCAATACTGGCATCCTTTTGAATATCCAAAAGAGTTATCTAAGATAAAATCTATATTTTCTTGGAACGATATGCCTGCTAACTTTAAAGATAAGTGGGTGGACTCTATAGAGGCAGAGTTTGATAACAGAGACAATGGTTTCTGGTTTATGAATAATGGTATTCCAACCTATATGACTGGCTCTCATTATATGTATTTGCAGTGGACAAAAATTGATGTAGGCCTTCCGGACTTTAGAGAGGCAAATAGAATATTCTTTATTTTCTGGGAGGCTTGTAAGGCTGATATTCGGTCTTTTGGAATGTGCTACCTAAAGATTAGACGTTCAGGTTTTTCTTTTATGGGTTCATCAGAGACTATAAATATTGCGACAGTGGCAAAAGACGCTAGAGTAGGAATACTCTCTAAGACGGGTGGTGATGCTAAAAAAATGTTTACAGACAAGGTGGTTCCTATTAATAGCAATCTTCCTTTTTTCTTCAAGCCGATTATGGATGGTATGGACAAGCCAAAGACTGAGCTCGCCTATCGTGTACCCGCCTCAAAGATTACTAAAAAGAACATGATCAATGTTGAGAGCGAGGACGTTGAGGGACTAGACACTACCATAGACTGGAGGAATACTTCTGACAACAGCTATGACGGAGAAAAGCTTCAACTCTTAATTCATGATGAGTCTGGTAAGTGGATGAAGCCCGATAATATTTTAAATAATTGGAGGGTAACCAAGACTTGTTTGAGGCTAGGGTCTAAGGTTATAGGTAAGTGTATGATGGGCTCTACTTCTAACGCTTTAGACAAGGGGGGTGATAACTTTAAGAAGTTATACTATGACTCTGACCTCACTAAAAGAAATCCTAACGGACAGACCAAGAGCGGTCTATACTCTTTGTTTGTGCCTATGGAGTGGAACTTTGAGGGGTATATTGACAGATACGGGATGCCCGTTCTGTATAGTCCCGATGCCCCCATAAAAGGCATAGACGGAGGAAAGATATCTATGGGTGCTATTGAGTATTGGGAGAATGAGGTTACATCATTAAAGTCTGATGCGGATGCATTAAATGAGTTTTATAGGCAGTTTCCAAGAACGGAGTCTCACGCTTTTCGAGATGAGAGCAAGGCCTCAATATTTAATCTTACAAAGATATATCAGCAGATAGACTATAACGATAGTCTGATTACCGAACATTTTATTACCCGCGGTTCTTTTCATTGGAAGAACGGAGAGAAAGACACAGAGGTTGTTTGGTCTCCTGAGAAGAACGGCAGGTTTAAAGTCTCTTGGTTGCCCCCTCGGCATCTTCAAAACAAAGTAATAAAATCTAACGGAAAGTTTTTACCAGGGAACGAGCATATTGGTTCTTTCGGTTGTGACTCTTATGATATTTCAGGCGTTGTTGGTGGTGGTGGCTCTAATGGCGCGCTACATGGAATGACAAAGTTTAATATGGACGACGCCCCTAGCAATGAGTTTTTCTTAGAGTATGTAGCTAGGCCACAAACGGCAGAGATATTCTTTGAAGAAGTTCTAATGGCTTGTGTCTTTTACGGCATGCCAGTGCTAGCTGAAAATAATAAACCTAGGCTCTTGTATCATTTTAAAAACAGAGGTTACAGAGGCTTTAGTATGAACAGGCCCGACAAGCGCTTTAACAAGCTCTCTAAGACCGAAAAGGAGCTAGGCGGGATACCCAACTCGTCAGAAGATGTAAAGCAGTCTCACGCATCCGCGGTGGAGTCCTACATAGAGAAGTATGTAGGGATAGACATCGAGGGCACATATAGAGAGAGTGGTGACATGGGCTCTATGCCCTTTGCTCGGACATTAGAGGATTGGGCAAGATTTGATATTAATAATAGAACGAAATTTGATGCCACTATTAGCTCTGGTTTAGCGTGTATGGCCAATCAAAAACACATGTATCTACCTGAGCAAAAGCAATCAAAAATAAGCGTTAACTTTGCTAGATATAATAACCGTGGCTCGTTCAGCGAACTATTACAGTAAATGAAAGAGGTAAGTATTGACATTTTGCCCTCGGGGTTTCCGAGTCAGTTTGTATCTGACGCAGAGAAGGCGACTCAAGAGTTTGGGCTCAAGATAGGACAATCCATTCAGTATGAATGGTTTAAAAGAGACAGTGGGTCTTGTAGATACTACGGTCAGTGGCGTGAGTTTAATCGTTTAAGGCTTTATGCTAGAGGCGAACAATCGGTTGCTAAATACAAAAATGAGCTTTCTGTAGATGGTGATTTAAGCTATTTAAACCTAGACTGGACACCCGTTCCTATCCTTCCAAAGTTCGTTGACATTGTTGTAAACGGAATGCAAGAGAGACAGTTTGAAATAAAAGCGTTTGCTCAAGACGCTCTTTCTGCGGAGAACAGAAACGTATTTCAAGAGAATGTAGAAACAGAAATGGTGTCAAAAGATGTTATGTCAGTAATGGCGGAAACATTTGATATTGATCCGTTTACTGTAGATCCAGCAAAACTTCCAAACGATGACGACGAGTTAGCTCTTTATATGCAGTTAAATTACAAACCAGCAATTGAAATAGCAGAAGAGCAAGCAATAAATACTCTCTTAGAAGACAATCACTATATAGACACACGAAAAAGAGTAGACTATGATTTAGCTACAATAGGTGTTGGTATAGTAAAGCAAGAATTTCTTCCTGGAGCTGGAGTTCAGGTAAGTTATGTTGACCCTGCTAATGTGGTGTATAGCTATACCGAAGACCCTCAGTTTAAAGATTGTTTTTATTGGGGAGAAATTAAAACATTACCCATAACTGAACTTATTAAAATCGACCCTAGTCTTACAACTGAAGATTTAGAAACAATATCAAAGTATAGTCAGAGTTGGTATGATTATTTTAATGTAGCCGAGCAGTATCAGAATGATATTTTCAGTAGAGACTCTGCTACTCTAATGTATTTTAATTATAAGACAACAAATAAGTTTGTTTATAAAAAGAAGGACTTAGACAATGGAAACTCTAGAGTAATAGAGAAAGACGACAACTTTAATCCGCCTGAAGAGATGATGGAGGAAGGTAACTTTACTAAAGTTGAAAAAACAATAGACGTATGGTATGAGGGAGTGATGGTTATGGGAACCAACATTATGTTGAAATGGAAAATGATGGAGAATATGGTTCGGCCTAAGTCAGCTTCTCAGCATGCCATGCCTAACTACGTTGCAAGCGCACCTAGAATGTACAAAGGGAACATAGAGTCCTTGGTTAGAAGAATGATTCCTTTTGCTGATTTAATTCAAGTTACGCACTTAAAGATGCAGCAAGTTATATCAAGAATAGTTCCAGACGGTGTGTTTATTGATGCCGATGGTCTTAATGAAGTTGACTTAGGGACTGGCGCAGCATATAATCCTGAAGACGCGTTGCGCTTATACTTCCAAACAGGTAGTGTTATTGGTCGTAGCTATACACAAGACGGTGAATTTAATAATGCTCGCGTTCCTATTCAACAACTAACTTCTAACTCTGGGCAATCTAAAATGGCTGCATTGATTGGCAACTACAATCACTATATGGATATGATTCGCTCAGTAACTGGTTTAAACGAAGTTAGGGATGGCTCGACACCAGATCCTAACGCTCTTGTCGGAGTTCAAAAGTTAGCCGCTTTAAATTCTAACACGGCAACTAGACATATTTTAGAGGGTAGTCTATATATAACTAGGACACTGGCGGAGGCCTTGTCGTGTAGAATCGCAGACATTATGGAGTATGCTGACTTTAAAGAAGAGTTCGCTATGCAGATAGGCAAGTATAATGTGCGTCTTTTAAAAGACATAAAAAACTTGTATATGTATGACTTTGGAGTCTTTATAGAAATGTCTCCAGACGAAGAGCAAAGAACTCAGCTAGAAGCAAATATACAAATGGCTTTGTCTAGAGATGCAATTGGCTTAGAAGATGCTATTGACATAAGAGAAATAAAAAATATTAAAGTTGCAAATCAATTATTAAAAGTTAAAAGAAATCAAAAGGCTGCTCAACAACAGCAATCAGAGATGATTAAACAACAGTCTCAAGCTCAGATAAACGCTCAGTCTCAACAGATGGCAGCACAAACATCTATGCAAAAGATACAAGCTGAAACTCAATCTAAAATACAGTATCGACAAGCTGATGTTGCTTTTGAAATAGAAAAGCTTAAGAATGAGGCAATGCTTAAGAAAGAACTGATGGCTACGGAGTTTCAATATCAAATGCAAATACAGGGCATGTCTCAAATATCAATTAATGATAGGGAAAAAAACAAAGAAGACTCTAAATCCGAACGTATAAGTCAACAGAACTCAGAACAGTCTAAGCTTATAAATCAAAGGAAAAACAATTTACCCCCCATTAAGTTTGAGTCTAACGAAGACTCTCTAGATGGCTTTGATTTTGCCGAGTTTAATCCTCGATAATATGACTGAACCAATAAAGAGAAGACGCAAAAAACACCTTAGAAATTTAGATAGAAATAAATCGGGCAGAGAAAAAACTGTATTGATGGAGTATGGGGAGGGTCAAAACAAAAAAGGAAAGACTGTGTACACGGCTAGTCCCACTATAACTTTTAAAGGAAAAGAGAAGGCTAGACCACAATCCTACGAGCAAGCCTTAGAGGCTGGAGAGGTTTATGTGTTTAAAAAGGAAAGGAGAGCAGAAAGGTTTGCTGCTGGCTCATGGAAAAAAGGAAAAGACAAACGAGATGCAATGAGGGCATATAGAAAAAAAAAGCGAGCGGAAAAAAATAAATAAATAAGTATTAACTTTGTATCAATTAAATTAAATCTATGAAAATCACAGTAAAAGAAGTCGCTGATGTCGAAGCAAAGTCAGTTCAAGAAGTTGAAAATGAATTGCTAGCTAAGCACGAAGAGGAATTTTCTCAAGAAGAAAAAGTTCCAGAAACAAATACAGTAGAGGTAGCTACTGAGGAAACTCAAGTTGCCGAACCTGAAAAAGAGAGTTCCTCACTTAAAGAGGAAGACGTTCTTTCATATATTAAAAATAGATATGATAAGCAGATTGACTCTGTAGATCAATTGTTTTCAGAAAGAGAGCAAGCTGAAGATTTACCAGAAGATGTTTCTGCTTATTTAAACTATAAAAAAGAAACAGGTCGAGGGATTAAAGACTTTATTAAATTAAATGAAGACTTTGATGACCTAGACGACAATACTCTCTTAGCGAGATATTACGCCAACAAAGAAGATGGTCTCGATAGTGATGACATTTCTTTTATGATCGAAGAAGAGTTCGGTTATGACAAAGAAATTGATGAAGAGTCAGACATTAGGCGTAAGAAGGTAGCTAAGAAAAAAGAACTTGCCAAAGCAAAGAACTTCTTTGAGGATCAAAAAGAGAAGTACAAAGCCCCTCTTGAGTCAAGCCCAGGGGTCGCTTCTACAAAAGACCAAGAAGAAATCAATGCTTACAAGGAATACCAAGCGAAGGCTTTAAATATCCAAGATGAGGAACGTAAAAAGTACGAATGGTTTCAAAAGAAGACGGACGAATACTTCAATAACGAATTCAAAGGTTTTGAGTTCAATGTTAATGATAGGGATATAGTCTACTCTCCTGCTGATGCTGCAGAAATTAAAAGCACTCAATCTGATCTTAATAACTTTATTTCAAAGTATGTTAACAAAGATGGTGTTATTGATGATGCCAAGGGATACCATAAAGCTCTAGCGATGGCGATGAACCCAGACCGAGTAGCCAAGTTCTTCTATGAGCAAGGCATGTCGGACGCTGTAGATAATGTAGCAAGAAAGTCTAAGAACATTAATATGGACATTAGGCAGACGCCACAGAATCTTAGTAAAGGAGGGTTTAACGTGAAGTCCGTAAGCACTGACTCCGGTCGTGGCTTGAGGATCCGTTCAAATAAAAATAAATGATTAAAATAAATTATTATGGCTGTAGATGCAGTTCCCGGGTTTGACTTACAACCCAGTGCCGAGCGCGTAGCGCTTGCCACGAATTATATTACTAACTTCAATTTCTTGAATCAGTATCTTCCTGATACTTATGAAAAGGAATTTGAGAGATACGGTAACCGTACCGTAGCTTCTTTCTTGAGAATGGTTGGCGCTGAAATGCCTTCTAACTCTGACCTTATCAAATGGGCTGAGCAAGGAAGACTTCACACTAAGTATGTTGATGTTACTCCTCCTGCAGGGGGTTTAGCTGCTTCTGATACTGGAGTCTTTACTGTTAACGATACGCTTAATCCAAATACGGGTGGTATCGCTATCAGAATTGGACAGACAGTTATGTTTTCGGCTAACTCTCTTTCAATAACTAATAAGGCTATTGTAACTGCAGTAGACTACGCTGCTGGAACATTTACTGTTGCTTTCTATGAGGCAGCTGGTATGACTGCGGCTGCAGGGACAAAGTTCACTGTATTTATCTATGGTTCTGAATTTAAGAAAGGAACAAACGGAATGGTTGAGTCTTTAGAGGCTGACGATTCAATTTTTGAGAACTCTCCTATCATTATCAAGGACAAGTATGCTGTTTCTGGTTCTGACATGGCTCAGATTGGATGGGTAGAGGTAACTACTGAGAATGGTGCTTCTGGATACCTATGGTACATGAAATCAGAGCACGAGACTCGTCTCCGCTTTGAGGACTACCTAGAGACTGCTATGGTTGAGGCCGTTCCTGCTGAAGCTAATTCAGGAGCTATTGGTGCTGGAGCTGATGTTGGAAACAAAGGATCTGAAGGTGTCTTCCACGTTGTGGGAGCTAGAGGTAATGTTTGGTCTGGAGGAAATCCAACTACATTGGCTGACTTTGATGCTATGATCGAAAGATTAGACAAGCAAGGAGCTATTCAAGAGAATGTTATTTTCTTAAACCGTCAGTTCGGTTTTGACGTTGATGATATGCTAGCTGCACAGAACTCTTATGGAGCAGGTGGTACTTCTTACGGATTGTTTGATAATGACGAAGAGATGGCTTTAAACTTAGGTTTCAAAGGCTTCACTCGTGGTTATGACTTCTATAAGACTGACTGGAAATATTTGAACGACCCAACTATGCGTGGTGGTTTAAATGCTGGTAAGATTTCAGGGCTTTTAGTTCCTGCTGGATCTACTACTGTTTATGACCAAATTCTTGGTAAGAACGCTAAGCGTCCTTTCCTTCACGTTAGATATCGTGCTTCAGAGACTGAAGATCGTCGATATAAGACTTGGATTACAGGTTCTGCTGGAGGTGCTGCTACAAGCGATCTTGACGCAATGGAGGTTAACTACCTTTCTGAGCGTGCTGTTTGTACTTTAGGTGCTAACAACTTCTTCTTGTTTGAAGGATAAATAAACTCAACGGGGGGGTGTTTAAACACCCTCCCTTTTTTTAAATCATATTAAATTATATCTAATGAAAAAAAATAAGAATTCCGTGGACATGAACTATGTCCTAAAAAGAAAAACCCCACCATTATCATTTATGCTATCATCACGACACACTCGTCGTAAGCCTCTATTGTATTTTGATGGGACTAGCAATCGACCTCTTCGATATGCTAGAAACCAAAAATCACCTTTTGAAGACGAGCAAGATGGAACTGCTATTGTTGAGCCTATAATCTTTGATGATGGCTTTTTGCATGTTCCTAAAGACAACCCTGTTCTTCAAGAGTTTTTATCTTACCACCCTGGGTTTGGTGATATATTTGTAGAGGTTAACAAAGAGGCTGAGGCTAAAGAAGAGGTTCAGAGCCTTGACGCGGAGGTAGATGCTTTGATTGCAGCTCGTAGCTTAACACTAGACATGCTTGAGAATATATCTCGTGTTCTCTTAGGCTCTTCTGTTGACAAGATGACTACCGCAGAGTTAAAAAGAGATGTGTTGGTCTTTGCCAAGCAGAACCCTTTTGAGTTTTTAGATTTACTTAACGACCCTATGCTTGAGCTAGAGAGCAAGGTTGCTAAGTTCTTTGAAGATGGACTGCTAGGGATGCGTAATAAAAACAAAGATGTATACTTTAACTTACCCAATAACAAAACAAAAATGTTAACGGTTCCTTTCGGGGAGTCTGCCAACTATATTGTGGCATCATATTTGCAGAGCGATGATGGTGTTGAAACACTCAAGCTTCTAGAAAAACAAAAGTAATTCACCTTTACTCTAATTAAGACCTCAGAAATGGGGTCTTTTTTTTTGACTATCTTTGTTCTTTATTAACATCTAATATTTTTAACTGATGGCAAAATTTTTACAATACGACACCGCCGCGAACGGTAGTCTTGTAATCCCAGCGGAGGAAGTCCTTTGGGTAAATAGTGGAACTAGCACCACTACTATAGTATTCATGCTAGGAGCAAGTGCATTTGATCAAGTTACCGTTACTCATGCTGCAGATACCTCTGCTTATGAAATGGTAGGTTATCTTCAAGACAAACTAGTAGAAGCAGCTCAAGGAAAGTGGTCAGAGGCTGTTCTAAACATTACTGCTGACTCACCACTAGTAATCTCTAACATTCAAGTAGCGTAATCATGACAAAGTATCTTAACCTTTATTTCGGAAATCAACCGACTGCTCTATTGAACGCTAGTAAGCTTAGATCAATTGAGCAAACATCCACAACAACAACTGTTATTAAATATAACGGGTCTGCTTCAGCTGACCTAATCACTATAACTCACGCTGCTGACGCAAGTGGACTTGCTGTTCAAAATCAACTTGTAGAAGCTTTAGGCACAGTAATGAGAGCTCCGTATACTAATGCGGCTCCTTTAGTTACTTTGGACTTTGCAATTAGCCAAGTTGCTAATAGTTAATCTTTTTATAGTAAAAGACTAGAAAGAAGGGGCCTCAAGAGGGCCTCTTTTTTTTGTCTATCTTTGTTAAAACCTTTAAAAATGATAAACTCAGTAAGGAATACTGTACTATCGGTATTAAATAAAAATAACTACGGATATATATCCCCGTCAGACTTTAATCAATTTGCCAAGCAAGCGCAGATGGATTTGTTTGAAGATTATTTTTATAACCTAAACTATCAAGTGGTAAAAGAAAATGCTCGTCAGTCAGGCACGGGGCTTGTCGATATAAGCAAAGGATATGAAGAGGTTATTTCTAGCTTTTCCAAGACAACAACTTTAACTCAAGCCACCGCTAATACAAGCAAATACAATTTACCTTCAGACTACTACCTTTTAAATGTCGTTCAATACAACACAATCGGAGCTGGACAACCAGGTGTAGAGATAGAGAAGGTAGAAGAAAATAAGATAAGAAGTTTAATATCAACAAACCTATTGGCCCCCACTGCTGCTTTCCCGGTATATGTTCAGAGAGGCAATATTATAGAGGTATACCCTACAACTATTAATGGAGCTACTAACGTAGACTCTTACTATATTAGAAATCCCTTAGATCCTAAGTGGACATGGGTGCAATTAACTTCTGGAGGCCCAGTATTTAATGCTTCTGCGGCAGACTATCAAGACTTTGAGCTCCCTTTGTCAGATGAGCCCGACTTAGTCATGAAGATTCTAGAATACGCGGGAGTTTCAATAAGAGAGGGTGATGTGGTTAAGTTTGCAGATGGTGAATTAACGCAAGAATCTCAATCAGAAAAATAAGATATGGCATACTTAAGTCAGTTTCAATATTACACAAACGGAACCAATCCTGCAGAGGAAACAAATTGGGGGTCGTATCAATACACAAGTCTATCTGATATCGTAAATAACTTTATGGCTATATATGCTGGTAATAATGAGCTAGTAAATAATGTTGAGAGATATCAAGTATTGTTTCATGCCAAGAGAGCGATTCAAGAACTAAACTATGATGCCTTTAAAGAGATTAAGGCGCTAGAGTTAAGTGTTGACAATGAATTAAGATTTGTGCTTCCTTCTGACTATGTGAACTGGGTAAGGATCTCTCTGTATAGAGATGGGGTTATTTTCCCTCTTACTGAAAACATTCAGCTAAACTCAAGTAGCGCCTATCTTCAAGACAATGAGAGTAGGGTTTTATTTGATCAAGACGGAAACATATTAAAGCCGGAATACTCTAATATAGATATAGAAAGGATAAAAGGAACTAAAAAGAGCATATACCTAAACGAAAACAATCCTAACTTCAACGGAAGAGAGGGATGGTGTTGTGATGGCTCTTGGTATTTTGAGTACAATGTAGGAGCTAGATATGGTCTAAATACTGAAACGGCAAACGCTAATCCTACTTTTAGAATTGATAAGTCTGCAGGCGTTATAAACTTCAGCTCTGGGATGTTAGATAAGATAGCAATACTTGAGTATGTATCTGATGGAATGGAAGGTGGAGATATCGCCTCTATAAGCGTAAATAAACTATTTGAAGACTATGTGTATGCTCACATTAAATACGCCATCTTATCCTCTAAGCTAGGCGTTCAAGAGTATATTGTTGGTAGGTCTAGAAAAGAAAAGACAGCATTGTTAAGAAATGCCAAGATAAGAATCAGTAACATTCACCCTGGTCGTCTGCTTATGAACTTGCGAGGTCAGAATAAGTGGCTTAAGTAGCATGGACATACAAACTAATTTCATAAAAGGGCGCATGAATAAAAGCGTCGATGAAAGAATACTCCCTATGGGCGAGTATAGAGATGCTCTGAATATACGATTAGGCTCAACTGAGGGTACTACTATTGGAGCGGTAGAGAACACAAAGGGCAATGAGCAAATAACCACACTAGAACATAACGGAACTGCTTTAAGCGCAAACACTGTCTGTATTGGGGCTTACGAGGACGGGACAACAGAGACTATGTACTGGTTTGTTCACGACCCCACTAGAGGCGTAGACATGGTGGTTTCCTACAATACTAACATTCAAGCCCTTAACTATCACTTAATCTCTACATCTGTTTTAAACTTTGATCCTAAGTTCTTAGTCACGGGGGTAGACTTAATAGATAACTTCTTGTTTTTTACAGACGATTTAAACCCACCAAGGGTTATTGATGTAAATAGACAATACGCCAACTCTTTTACTGAGGCAGACATTAGTGTGTTACGACCAGCCCCTATAACATCTCCAACATTTACATTAAAAAATGTAAGCGGGGATGATGATTTTATGGAGACAAACTTTGTTTCGTTTGCGTATCGCTATAAGTATGAGAACCTTCAGTATAGCGCACTATCTCAGTTTTCAGAAGCGGCATTTTGCCCAGGGCCATACCTTGTCACGTTAGAGATGTATTCAAACACTGGTATGCGAAATTTGTTTAACGCTGCCGCTGTTTCTTTTGACACTGGGGGCGCTAGCGTCATAGGCATAGACTTATGTTTTAAGGTAAGCAACACAAACGTAGTTAATGTAATTCAGAAGTTTAACAAAGAAGAAGAAGGCTGGGCGGACAACACCACTCAGACGGTTGATTTTTCTAACAACAAAGTCTTTACTACCCTAGCTTCAGATGAGCTTTTACGATTATTTGACAATGTCCCCTTAAAAGCAAAGGCGCAAACAACCATGAGTAACCGTATTTTTTATGGAAACTATGTTGAGGGGTATGACGTAACAAACCCTAACGGAGAGCCGTTGCTTATAAACTACACTACTGAGATAGTTAGTGAGTCAGCTATAAGTACGGACGAGATTTTATCGGAAGTTAAAAATGGTGCCACAGCCTATAATGATGGATTTACTAGTCCCGCTTTTACAGTGGCAGGCTCTGCTGCTCAACTTAATTTTACAAATGCAAACCTAGAGACCGGAGACATAGTTACAATAGAGCTTGGCTTTAAATTTAAACAACAAACCACTACTATATCAGGGTATTCTACACTTACATTTAACACCTTTAGGACTTCTATAAGTATAACTGTAGACGCTAACTATGCGAATATACAGGCTTGGATTGCTGCAGGAACCACATTCCAAGCAGCTCTTGGTAGTACAACAATGCAAAATACGGCTAATCTTTGTCAAGGATTAACTTTTGGAGACAAGTTTGGTTGTGCAATGCCTAATCCTTTTGACGATGTTCAAGGGGTTACAACCCCTTGGAATAAGAACGGAACCTTTATTGGAACTGCTCCCAACGGAAGTGGAACCAACAATCAATCTTTTGGAATCACTGTGGTTAATGCTAACGTAATTCAACTGCAAGCTCCTGCGATGATGTATACTCTTGAAGGGGACAGTAGTATAAAACTTGCCTTCTATTCTGAGGTTGTAGACCCTGTTGTTGGTTATATAAAATCCGATTTTAATAGGACACTTCATAGCAATAGAGGCTATCAACTAGGAATAGTGTATATGGACGCGCAGGGGAGAAACTCTACTGTGCTAACCTCTGAGACAAATAATCAGTTTGTCCCTGTCCGCTCGTCAGAAACTAGGAACTACCTTAAAGCAACAATAAACAACCTTGCGCCACCATGGGCATCTCGATATAAGTTTGCACTGCAAGCCTCTCAAGGTGATTTTGAAACTATTTACATACAAAGAACAAAAGCTGAAATTGGCGGAGGGGCAGACACCGCTACCTATCTTCCTTTGGAGGGCGAAAATCAAACAAAGTTTATTATAGGAGACACACTAATATGTAAGGTAGATGGTTTCGGGCCTTTAAATAACCTTGTAGAAGTTGAAGTTTTAGACATATTCACAAATAATGATGGTCAATTAGTTGCTAAAATAGAAACAGAGGGAAGCATTAGCATAGCGGGAACTATTAATTTCTTGGTATTTGAAACTAAAGCCCCTAGCGTTGCAGAGGGTATTTTCTATGAAGGGTCTCAGAGTTTTTCTATCACCAATAGATTTCATCAAGGTAACGCTCAAACGCAAACAGGCTCTCAACCAGCAATTGTTAATTTAGATTTTTTTAACGCATATACTTTTGGAAACGGAGTAGAAGGCTATAAGATTGAGGACTTAATAGCTGGAGATCCCCTAGCTATAGGGAGTCGAGTTAATGGCGTAAGCGCAGAGGGATATAATCAAACAAGAAATGACTCTAGCTTGACATATAGCGGAGTGTATCAACCCACGACAAATGTCAATAATTTAAATGAGTTTAATTTGGCTCTTGTTAATTTTAAAGACTTAGAGCAAAACTTTGGCGCTATTCAAAAGCTTCACTCTAGGGCAACAGACATTTTAGTTCTTCAAGAGGATAAAATAAGCTATGTTCTAGCGTCTAAAAACCTCATAAGCTCTCCAGGGACAGGTGGAATTATAAGTTCAATACCAGAGGTTATAGGCAATCAGATTGCAAGAATTGAAGAGTATGGTATTAGTTTAAATCCGGAGAGCTTTACTGCCTATGGTTTTGATCGTTATTTTACTGATGCCAAAAGAGGAGCAGTTTTAAAATTAACAGGCTCGGGGCCTAGCGAAAAACTAGAGATAATATCTAACTATGGTATGCGTTCTTGGTTTAGGGATAGGTTTATTGAGTATTTTGATGGACAAAAGCTAGGGGGCTATGACCCATATATGAACGAATATGTATTGTCTATAAAAGACGATGAAGTTGATATGGGTGAGACAACCATTCCTTGTGGAGCGCAGATTAATGCAAACGACGCAGTGACTAGAGAGTTTACTGTAGAACTTGGAAATGTGGGGGCAGCGTTAAATACATTTGTTTTAACATATACCATTGGAGTAATTGCCACCACAATAGAGTTTCAAGTTACTTATAACGGGGTGGTGTACACAAGCACGAATGTTAGTGCAAGTGGGTCATTTTCAGTCCCTAAGACAACAAAGTACCCAACGCAGGCAGTTGTTAAGATTATACCTGCGGGAAAAACACAGTATGAACTAACAATAGGATGTGTGTCATGAGTGATTATACTATAACATATAGCGAGTCAGTTAAAGGGTTTCCTTCTTTTTACTCTTATATACCTGAGTATATAATGGGAATGAACAATTACCTATATACTTTTAAAGCGGGTAATTTATACAGGCATAACACAAATGAAGGTAGAAATAAGTTTTACAATGTAAGCTACCCTTCTACAGTGACAAGTGTTTTTAATATAGAGCCTACAGCATCTAAAAAATTTAAGACTTTATCCTTAGAGGCAAACAGTCCTTGGGGAGCCGCCTTCAAGACAAACCTAGAGACTGGCGTTATAAACTCAGCGTGGTATGACTTAAAAGAGGGAAGCTACTATGCCTCTATAAGGGCGAATGAGTCTCCCGTTAATTTTCACATGAGGTCTGTTGATGGCATAGGCAATGTGACTACAGTTAGTAATGTGGGGGCTACATACACGCTAGTATTTGCTTTTGCGATAAACCCCATTGTTAGCATTGGCGATAAGATATACAAGGACTTAAATCCAGAATTGGAGGTTGGTTCCCTAACGGCTGTATCGGCAGACAGAAAGACTCTTACGGTAACTTTAACAGGAACCGCCCCCGCTAATGGCAACTATATTTTTGCCGTTAAAAACCCACAAGCGGAATCCCAAGGAGTTATGGGATATTATTGTGAGTTCACTTTAACAAACACAAGCACTACCCATGTAGAGCTATTTACTGTAGAGTCTAGTATATTTAAATCATATCCATGATTTTCGTTACCTTTGTATTAACTCAAATTATAAAGTTATGGTAATACCAGGGTATGTTATAAGCGCGGCACTAAAAGCCGCACCGCAACTTCTAGGAGCAGGAATGAGCTACGCGCAAGCTGCTAGATCAAAAGGATTGATGAGAGAGGCTGAGACCGCGGCACAAAAAGCCATAGCTGAAGCTAAAGGTTTTGCCTCTATAAACGAGATGGAAGCGTTGCGCGTCCCTATGGAGGCCTACGAAAATGCTCAAAGGGAAATAACTAGTCAACAACAACAAGGGATAGACGCCCTTCAGCAGACAGGCGCTAGAGGTCTTTTAGGCGGCTTAGGCGGCTTACAGGCATTGGCGGTTAATGCAAACCAACAGCAAAGAGATAAGATAGCTAAAGACTTATATGCAAGAGATGTGGCTGTCGCTCTAAATGAAGAGAGAAATAACAATGAGCTGCAGCTAATTGCAGATACTGAAGCAGAAGGGGCTCAAGAGGCAGCCGCAATGTATGCTGAAGCGGCCGGACTTGCGAACACATCTGCCAATGAAGCATTAACAGGGGGCCTCAATGCATTTGTTGGTAACGAACTCCTTAACCCCTTGTTTAAAAACATGGGAGACTTTGACACAAGTTACCTTTTTGGTAGAGGTAAATCAAAAAAAGGAACACGGTCGGCTATTCAACAAATGCAAGATAGTTTTGCAAGGTTCTAGAATGTATACAACAACTAAGTAAATTTATATGGCTAAATCGTTTTACAAGTTTAAAAAAAGAGACCCATTAAAAGCAAATGTTGATTGGGCTGGTATTGGAACGAAATTAAGCAATGACTTAGAAGCTGAATCCGTTAGGCGGCAGGAGAAAAGGGATTTAATTGAAAAAAATACTCAAGAAACTTTAGACAGTATAGCTAAGGTTAGCGAAAACGCTCCCCTTACTGCTTCTGAATGGGCGTTTGGTGCTACTGATACCATGGCATCAGCAACTAATACTGCTTTTCAGCAGATGAAAAACTTAGAGATAACTCCTAGGGAGTTTGCTAAAAAAAGACAGCTTATCCTTAACCAAGCAAAGGGCATAAAGAGGAGTATTGATACTTACGCAACAAGAAGGGCCGCAAACGATAAAGCTCTAGCCGATGGTACAGTTTCTGCGCAAACTGTATGGGAGAATAGTCGTCGTGAAAGAGCAATGTTTTCAGATAATAGCACATACTATATAGACCCAGAAACATACATAGGGTATATTGCTATGAAAGATGAAAATGGACAGGTAATAACGGATCCAGACAAGCTTATAAACGTAAACACCCTGTCTATTGATGAAGACATTCAACGAAAATCAATTAACATATCTTCGGAGGTGAGTTCTGCGGTTAAGATTCTCGCTACAAATGAGTTCTTTACAAAAGCCGGGGCTAAGACAACAAGCGCGTTTTTAAATGATGACTACGTAGGGGCGGAATCTAACGCAATTGAGTCTATGATGACTGACGATGTAGATGTGGCTCAGATTGTTGTTGAACTAAACTCTGGAGTGAGCAGTGATAACTTTACTTTGAGTAAGGAGATAGCAGACTCAGACCCCACAAAGATTTTATTAATTACCGGAGACGACGGAAGAAGAGTTCCCGATGTAGAAAGAAACCTAACTATTGGTAATAAGACGAAGACAGTGCAACAGTGGGCATTCGATGGTCTTCAAGACAGCGTTAGGGGGGCTATTGAGACTAAAAGACAAGATATAGACCGAACTCAAGCGAGGGCTGAGGGGCTAAGACAAGATAATGTGGCTATAGATATAGATAGGATGGAGGATTTCTTTAGTGGAGATCAGGCCACCCTAACGGCTCGAGTTGAACAACAGACCGGAACCAATCCAAACATAAAGAAGGTCGAGAGAAGAGAAAATTCACTAGTGTTTACCTACGCTCCAGAAATTAATGGAACTGTTGTTACTGACCCAAAAGATTATCAGACTAAAACCATTAGTCTTGTTGATGCGGAGGGTAACCAGATTGACAGAGAGACTTGGATAACTTCTCATGCTGCGTTTATTACCGGTAAGCCTATAAGTAAAAAAGATATTGCAGACTATATAAATAGAGAGAAAAAGACAGGAAGAGTCTTTAGTGATACCTCATCCAAGGATACGGCTAGTACTTATCTGTTTGACGATACTAGCTTTAATGCGTCAAAGAATCAACTTAAAGAAGATCTAACAGCTATTGATAATACAGTTAGACTATCTAAAGAATTAATTGAAACACTTAATAGCTTACACCTTCAAACATCAGCGAATAGAGCTCCAAATCCTTTTGTTATAAAGCAGCTTCCTGGCTCAACTACTAGCGATCCAGGGCCACTTGAAATATTTGACGCAGTTACACAGAAAAGATATATTGTCAAGCCCGGTAGTCAAGAGCTCGGTAATGCCTTAGAGGAGATTCTAGAATCAAGAAGAAGTTCATCAAGGCAGGCACAGGGAGGTGGTTTACAGGGGCCTAACTACGGAACTGGCTCAAGTATTAACACAGGTGACGGATCAGGTTTTGGAACAGGTCAAAACGCTAGGGGTGAGATTGTAAATGCTCCTCAAACTAAGTTTGGGCCTCCTGCTGAGGGGACAGGCGAATTAGATTAATTACTATAATAAAACAAGATGAACGAGTTAGAGAAGCTTTGGAATGTTTTAAGTAGAGATGGTTTCTACACTAAGTCTTTTGATGAATTTGCTAATCAGACTCAGGACAAATCCTACCAAGATAAAGTGTATGGCGTTGCCGAAAGGGAAGGCTACTTTACAAAAGGACAAGAGGCTTTTAATGAAAAGTATTTTCTTGGTCAAGATCCTTTAAAAAAAAAAGAAGACTCCGAGTTGCCTTCCACGCCTCCGCAGGATGGTATGGAATCCACTGCACAAGAGGTGGAAGTCAGTGGCACATCGGCTGGTTCCGCTCCTCAGTCGGGTGAGAAAGATACCCTTATTGAAAGAGTTGTAGGCAAAAACATTCCTATAGTATCGGGGTTTGCTGATTTTGTGGGAGACATATATAGGTCTGCTGAACAGGGATATGTGCAGGGTAACACCGCTGATGAGTCCTATGACTTAATGTTTAAAGGGGCAAACACCTCAGAGAAAGACATTGAAGAGTTCCTTGCAGCTCAAGAAGAGCTAGCTTCAATGGGTCAGACGGATGAAATGAAGAGGTTTAATGAAGTGTATGATGAGAGTGGTGGAGGTCTTTTTGGATTTATAAAGGGTCTATCTACAGCTCCGATTTCATTAATGGCTCAGTTAGCTGCACAGACAACAGCACAGATGGTTAACAAAGCTTCCGCTGGAGCCGTTGGGGCAACAGTGGGGACTGGAGCTACTGCTGGAGCTGTAGGTGGCTCTGCCTTCGGTGGCATAGGCGCAATCCCAGGTGCTATTGGTGGAGCTATTTCATCATTGCCTTTTGCTTTTGGAGCATCAGGCGCCGCCCTAGAGACAGGAATATCTTTTTCAGAGTTTTTAAGAGAGGAAGTAGAGGCTAAAGGCTTAGATTTTAATAAAGAAAATATTAGTATTGTGCTTAATGATGCCGACGCCCTACGTCGGATCAGAACAAAGTCTGCAGGAAGAGGCGCTATTATTGGTATAATAGACAGATATTCTGCTGGGCTTGGAGGAAAGTATATTGGAAAGCTAGCGGCAAAAGGCGCGGGCAAAGGAAAGAGAGCGGCTGTTGCTCTAGGAGCAGAGAGTGTCGGCGGTGGTGTAGGAGAGACTGCGGCAAGGCTTTTTGCAGGTCAAGACTTAGACGCCAGAGAAATAGGCTTTGAAACCATAGGGGGAGCTGGTAAGGCTCCTCTTACATATGCTTATGGAAAGCTAGTTAAGCCTGCTCAGTATTTTATAAACGGAGAACAAGTTGGTTTAGATATTTATACTGAGTCTTTAAATGCAGACGACAAGTCTTTTGCAGGAACGACATTTGATGTCAAGAATGATCCTGAGCTTAAAAACCAGACGGAAGAAAGGAAAGAAAGGCTAAGATCTCAAAGTGAAATAAATAAAGCCAAACTAAAAGCAGAGAGCGATGCCATTCAAGAGTCAAGCACAGAGAGCGTGGATGTACAAGAACAAACCACAGTTAGCGAAACAATGGGAGAAGGAGACACCCAAGAACAAACCGTTACAGAAGAAGTTGAGCAAGAGTTCACAGAGCCTAGCGGGGAAGCCCAAGTCGAGACGACGCCTGAGATTGAGGCCGAGATAGAAAGCTTAGAGCAGGCTCTTCCTGAACAAGCAAATAACAATGTAGACGCTCAGCTTCAATTAGATACTGAAGTTACTCCGAAAAAGAAAAAAACCGCTTTGGTTCAAGAGGCGGTTGAGATGATGGAGGATCCTACAAATCAAACCAAGCTAGAGGAAGAGGCATTTGACGCAACCAACCCAGCGCCCAACGTAAAAACTTATCAGATAGATGTCAAAGAAAACTCAAAGCTAGCAGCTAAAGTAAAGAGGATGGGGCTGAGTGAGCTTATTGGTAAAAGAGTTAACCTAGTCATGGCAGATCAGCTAAAAGTGGGTGAAGTTAAAGTAGGTAATAAAAAATTAAAGAGAATGGGAGGGCCTTTCTTCCCTATGATGGAGGAGATGTTCGGTAAGGTTGCTTGGGCTTCTATTGACGAAGTTGCGGCTAAAAAAATAATTAACGGTGCTATAAAATCAGATTTTTCTGTGGTATACAACATGAGCCCTAGCGCTGTAGACTCAAATGTTGCTATACTAGAGACTTTTGTAGAGTCTGTAAACGGACTAGACAGCGATACTCAAGATAAAGTTTTTGAGTTGATGAGTGAGAAGCTTAAAACTCAAGAATTCAAAAAAAGTTCTGTAGAAAAAGTAAGAGGTATTGCGAATAGCGCAAAGAACATTAATGAAATGATGTCTCTTATAAGTGGTCTTGATGTAGATACCAAGGCCGATATAATGAAAAAGCTTGTTCCTTCAAAAAATGTACAAGCTGAAACTCAATTAGGAGGGATACTCCAACAGAATAAAATTACAATTGAGG